GGCTGTCGGCCTGTAGCTCACCTGTAATGTCCACACCATCGGTTTTAGTGGTTAGTTTTACCGCAGTGTTATGCCTTATTGTGACTGTTCCGCCAGTCCCGTTATCAGACATATTGATGTAACTGTTTCCGTCAGCATCTTTTAAATTAATATCAGTGCCGTGAATATTTAACGAACCAGTCCCGCTATCAACAATGTAGCTGGCTGAACTATCGTGGTAAATCTGCAAGTCATTGCCAGCACCGAAGATAGCTTTACCATTATCTGCAAATGTAGCGTTGCCAGTGACATCCACGCCTGTGGCTGTGGTGGCGAGTTTGGCAGATGAAGCAGTGCCGTTATCGTGAAACAGGGTTGCTGTGCCAGCCGTAGTATTAAACTGTGCAATGTTTCTGCTACTGCCGTTTGTAATGTTAATTGCGGCACCGCTAGATTGGATGTATAGGTTGCCAGTACCATTTTCATTAATCCACGAGTGAGTACCTGAATGATAAATCTGCAAGTCAGAGCCAGCACCAAAGATGGCCTTCTCATTATCTGCAAAGTTGACGTTGTTAGATGCGTCTTTGAATACAGACTTGTCTGCAACATAAGTTACAAAAATAGTTCTAGTACCCGCTGACCAGTTTACTGCGTTATCGGAATTACTAGATTGTAATATGGTCGTTCTTGCCAGAGTAGTACCAGAGGCAGTATACGTACCAATACCGATTTCAAAATCAGTACCGTCTGTACATGCATAGTACGTAGTGTTACCATCCCCTACAGCAGTAAAAGACTGAAACCCTGTAGCAGCACCCGCAAGTGCATAGGTTCCAGTCCCAGTTGTAGTGGTGGTTTCTTTTACTCTATCGGCAAGAACAAGGGCCATAGTTTTTACGCCTCAGTTATGGTAACGCTATCAGCAGCAAAACGGAGAGTATCTCCATCAGCGATTGTCTTAGAAGCAGTCAATGCCCCGTAGTAAATTAAGTTGCCAGAGGTTAATGCATCGTGTAAGCCAAAGTGTGTTACTGTACCCCATGACCCACCGCTTGCGGTAAATTCTTTAACTGCGTCAGGTCCAGTGGCAGAACCACCAGAAGCAGCATTAAAGTCAACAGCGATACGGGCATAGCCGTTACCACTAATTTCTGTACCTGAATCATCTTCATCAGGATTTGATGTATATAAAGAAAGATACACCGTGGGAGAGGTCAATGCTGTAGTCCCCAACACGTGGTCCAGCACAGCGTTCTCCAAGTAGTTGGATTTTGCAGACATTATTTTCTCCTATGAGTATGCAAAAGAAAAAAGAGGCAAGGCGTTAACCCTGCCCCTTTCTATGCTATTTAGGCAAGTGCGTCACGGTCTACTTCGTTAGCAGAAGTATCACCCTGTCCACTTACATCCATCAATGTTGCGAAAACACGAAGTTTACCAGCAGTGAAAGATGCACCTGTACCTGCAAAAGTAAGGTCCAGTGTGTTTGCTGCAGTTTGAACAACTACATCAAGAGGCGTTACTGCAGGTGCATAAGCACCGTCAGCAGCACCATCAATGTCAAAGGCAGCTACAAACTCGTTAGGGTCTAGGTCTGTGCCTAGAATAACGGTTGCATCTGTTCCTGTATTCATTGTCGCACTTTCAACAACCTGAACACCAGCATGTACAATAAATGTATTAGCTGGTACTGTAAGCATTTGCGCTAGGTCAGCGTTTGACGGGTCAATTGCTACAGCAGTCAAGTCAATTTCTTTCTCAATGAAGTAGACGTTGCGTCCACGCTGAGAGTTTCCAGTTGCAGGAAGAAGTGTTGTGGTAAAAGTATCAGCCATTTTCTATTCTCCCTTATGCTAAGTGGTAAGAGGCGTTAACAATTGCCTCTGGACGCAGAATTTTGCGACCGTACAAATGCATACCACGAACAATGTCAGCGAAGCTGTCAGGGTCACGATATGTTTCAGTCTTGTTGATTTGTTCTGCAGTTGCAACAGCTGACTGATGACCAGCAACAATCACACCAAAGTTAGTAGCAGAGTTCGCACCCGCAAAGGATGGACCTGAACCAATTGATGGTAGGTTGTTAGACGAGTAAACAGTAAAGCCATGAATGTTAGTTCCAAGAACGCCATTCTGCAGACCTGAACCACCGAAGTCAGAGTTGAACAGACGAGAATCTTCGTCTTTTAGTAGTTCAATGAACACTGGGTCAAGAACAATCCAACGACCTTGGGTATCTACGTTTTGCTGGTCAAGAAGACGAGACATACGTGCGATAACCTGAAGTGGGTTTGCATCACCAGCAGTTGATGGAGGTGCAACACCGCCTGAACGTGCGCTGATAGCAATTGCTTCACCACCAGTTAGTGAACCACCACCGTCATTAAAGTCGGTACCGATTAACTTCATGGATGCTAACAGTTCATCTGAACCAGCTGTAGAAACAGCAACAGTACCATTAGTAGTAGTGTTAACTGTGTCTGGTGTTCCATGAATTGCAGACTGCTTGTAACCAGCCAAGTAGCCAAGAACGTCTTGGTCAAACTGGTCAGCTAGGCGGTATGCAGCACGGTCACTTGCCAGAGACTGGAAGTTAACGTGTGAGTGTGCTTCTTCAATGTCATCAACTTTAAATGCAAAGTAGTTTGCTTTGTCGATGGTCAGTGAAAAATCTTCGTCATCAAGGTCTTGAGGCGTGATTGTTGTGCCACGCTCGTATGCCTTAACTGTGATTTCTGGTTCCTTGATGATTTTAACTGAATCACCCATTGCGGCGATTTCACCGAAGTAATCAGAATTAGTGATTGCCTCACAAACAGCGGCCTTGCGGAAAGCAAGTTGCACCTGTTTGGAGTAAATGACTGGACTAAAGTTACCATTAGGTAGGTTACCGTATCCAGCAGCGGAAGTAAAAGCCATTTCCATCTCCTGTTAAATTAGCTTTGACAGATGCAAACAGTACAATTCTTGGCAGAGGCTGTATAACTTAGGGTGTATATCATACAAAGGTTGCAACCAGTGTAGTCAATAGGCCATGTTAATCAGGTAATCTTAAAGATTTTTGTAGTTTGCGGATTGACAGATAAGCAAGTAGCTAACTCACTTATTCTGTGCCTGACTATAGTTATACATATTAATAACTACTTGTCAACTCTTTTTTATCTAGCTGAACCAGAAACATCATAAATAAACTTTCCTGTACGGATAGCTTCCATGATTGCATCAGCTTGCTTCTCATATTGTTGAGGAGACATTCTCTGTACTTCTGATTCCTTTAGATATGTAGCATTACCCTCATCGTGAGGTTTACTGCGACTATTCTTTGTAGATACAGACTTAGCTGCATCTTTATCTGATTTAGGTTTCTTACCTGAGATACCCATATCAGCTTTGTATAAGTCAATTGCCCTTGCTGCAGAACGTGCATCATTATCATTCTCATAAAGTGCATCTTGTACCCACTTAGGCTGTTCGTCTGCCCATGTGTGAAAATCATCGCTATCACGAATTTCATCAAAGTCTGGGTGAAGCTGCATTAATTGTGCTTCAGCCTTTTCTTTGGTGGCACTGTTTTGCATGTCATCAATTGCTTTTAGGCGGTCTTCTAATGCAGAAGATTGTTCCTTTGCCTTCTTCATTGCAATTGTTTCAACGATAGCTGCTACATCTGGGTATTCTTTTGCCCAACTGTCGATGTCTTCATCTGACTTTGGTAGCTTCATTTCTTTCTTGGTAGCACTCTCAAGTTGAGATTTAAGTGCAGCTAGTTCTGTTTTAAACTCTTCAGCTTGCTTCTGCTGATGTCTACGTAGGTCAGAGTAACGCTTTTTGAAGGTCTTCTCTTCTGCGCCAGTAGGCTCTGCCTCTACTTCTTCTGTTGTTTCTTCACCTTCACCAGCCTGTTCTTTTAGTAGCTGTTCTAATTCGTCTTCATCACGCTTCCTACGGTCTTCTTGTGAGTAGGGTTTGTCTACAAATGCAGCCTTCTTAGGTGTTTGCATTTCTTCTGCTAGTATTGTATCGTTCATTTCAGTATCCTTACTGGGGCCACCGTAGCCAACCTGTCGGGGTATGGGGGATGAGTAGCCAGTCAAATTGTGGACTTATTATTTAGAAGCTAGTCCACTTCGCTTCATCAGGTTTCTTAATCTAAATCTGATTCATAATCATCTGGGCTTCCGTAGCTGAAACTACCTTCGCTAACTCCCGTTTCATCTTCACCAGACGTATCAAAGCTAGTATCCATAGTACCACCTGCACCATCGCCTGATGCGTCAGCTACCTTGTTTTCAGCAAAGGCTTCTCTCATTTGTTTATTCTCTTTGGCTCTTGCTAAAGCATTAGCTGCTGCTTCTTTAGCTGGTACACCACCAGTTACCATATTTTTTGCGAGTCCAGCAACTTCTGCAATAAAGTCTAAATCTTCTTTTGATGCCTCTTTAGTAGTGCCATCATCGTTTGTATAATCAATTGTATTACCGTCTACTTTTGCAATACCTAAATCTGCAATAGCAGCTACTTTAGCTTGATACATAGCTGTTGACACATCTTTTGGTGTGGTTTTACCTGCTAATTCACTGCCTAGTGCTGCTTTTGGGTTT